TCTCAGCTTGTTCTTTTGTCCAGACAGTGTATTGCCTAATATCACGACCAGTAGCACCATAACCAATAGTCCAAGGGTCGCCACCAGTACCGGGGTCAGGATAAGCACAGCAATCGCCGTTAGGAAGGCGTTTAGCATAGCCTTCAAAGGGCTTGATGAGTACGTTGATGGCGAGCTCAATCGCTTCATTCACTTGTACTTCTCTATGCTGCGGCCAACAAACCAGAACGTAAGAATCATGGTGAAGAGTCCAAAGTCATCTTCATCCCAACACTTCACGATTACTTCATGCCACGGTGCATTGCTTTGAAACGCAAGAACAAGCGAAGCCGCCTTGACGGCAGCGTACATGCCAAATATCGCCCAGGTGATTCCAGGGCGTACCAAGGCAGAGATTCCAGCCACAAACCAACCTGCTGCTTGAGCCGTTTGACTCTGTTCTTCAAAGGCCGCTTTGATGGTGTCAAGTTGCTGAACACTGTAGTCCACATACTTTTCCTCCATCTTAAAAGTGCCTCGCATCTTCTCAAGATCGGTCTGCAACTGAAACATGTTCAGCTCATGCTGGCGTTCGTTCTTTTTATCGAAAAACTTTAGAACCTCTGGTGCAAGCCGGAACAAACCACCAAATATGCTGCCAAGCAAACCACCTGAAAGCAGGTCAAACATTACTTGTTCAGAATCTGATCAATGCGTGTATGCGCTTTATCGGCTGTCATGTGTAAATGCTCAACCTTAGCCTTAAGCTCCGCCAGGTCTGAGCGAATAGCCACATAAGCACCAAACGCTCCAGCAGCAGCACCAATCAGGGCTTGTATGACTACTGACATTGACACTTCCATTTAGGACATCCCTTCGCCTGGTGTGATGTACAGGTTGTGCGTACCCGTATCAACGATGGCAGCAAAGTAGACCGGATTAGTTCCATTGGCCTGGCCGTTGGTAATCACAATTCTACTGTTGGGGGGAACGACAAATCCATACTCACCAGTACCAGACGTTGGTATTACCGCTGTAGTTCCGCTACTTGCACCTGTCTTTACAAAGATTTCATGGTTGCCATCGTTGTAAAGCGCAAACTGGTTAGCAGGCGTGTCAGCGTAGACAGCAACATTCGCAGATGTTGTCGTTACGCTTAAAAAGTAGGTCTTGCCAGTAGCAAGAAACGCAATATTATTTGCCACCTTTGTTCCCCCATTGCTGCGCTGCAGTCATGGTGCCATAGCATGGCGCACCATTGGTAAACTTAGGCTGGAAGTTAGGGTTGACCTGCTTGGTCGTGCCTTGGCTAGGCTTTAGCACCACCTGTTTGCTCACTACTTTCGTCATCGTCATCATGCTTTGTTTCCTTCATTAAGGATGGTAAAAACACTGTGATGGCAAAGATAAGCAATGCGGCGATCCGCTCATAACTCGGCCCCCACATTGTCCAGCAAGCTAAGGCAAAAGTCATCGACAACGCCAAGATTGTCAACACCCTCGCCACCACTAACTTCAAACTAATGCGTACTACCTTCAACAGAAGATTCGAATCCATGTTCAGCCTCATGGGGTTAATTAAGGTTATCTAGTCTACCTTAACTATCTTCATCTTCGTCTTCATCCATGAAGCCTCTACCCCAGTCAGCATCACTCGCTTTCAGGCGTATGGCTTCTAACTTCAATGCTCGATCAATAATCTTCGACTTATCGGTAAGGCTTGCTTCCGGGTCTGCCATGACTTCAGCCAAGAGTTTGCTTATCGCAGCCTCTAAGTCAGGGTTTATGCCCGACTGCTTACGCTTCACCGCATCATGCGGCGCTTGGGCTGGCGCTCAGGCATCTTGTTCATAGGCTGGCGACCTAACGCACGTTGTGCTGCAAGCGAGCCTGCAACCTCATTGCGACCCGCCTCTGCTGCCTGCGCTTCCTGGCGCTTCATTTCTTTATTACCCTCTGCCTTCATCATGCCATCGTAGTTCATCGCATACCTCTCTTGGTTTTACGCGCTGTGGAATAGGCTATGGCCGCAGCCTGCTTGACTGCAGCTCTCTTGCTGGCAGGACGGCTTGTGCCAATCTTGCCACTTTCTTTAAACTTCCGCACCATCTCTCCGATGTTGCCGGAAATTGTCTTTTGACTACTACCTTTTTTAAGGGGCATTTCCACCTCCAAGCAATGAACCTACAGGTTGCGCTGCAATGCCACCAGCACTGCCAGCAGCGACAGCCCTGAATATGCGAGTAGCCGCCTCAACACGGCGATTAGGATCAACCACACGATTGATAACTTGCACCTGCCTGCGCAATTGATCAATCTCTCTTGGGCCTACAAGCGCAGAACCTTCGAGCGCCGGTATGACATTGCGCTCAAACACATCATTGAGTTTTTCTGGGGCGACGCGAGACAATGCCAATTCAAGAGCACTTAAAAAGTCTTGCTTAGTACGTCTATCAGTACCTAAGTAAGAAGCAAGCCTGCGAGTTTCTTCAATAGATTTAGCGCCGGTAAGAATTGATTCAATTGTTTGGGCTGGGTTCTTGCTGCCAAGTACGCTTTGCACTGCTTGTTCAGGCGTGGCAACCGCTTCAGGCATTACAGCTTTGGCTCGTTTTTCCGCCTCACTCATGATTGCTTTGCGCTGGCTCTCAACCTCGCCTGCACTAGCTTTGCGCTGCGCTTCGAGTTCACGAGCCAAACGCTGCGCTTCGGTTTCTCCTGCTTGCAATCTGGCCGCGGCTAATTTTTCTGCGCCAGCCATTGCTTGAGTCGCTTCTTTCTCGCCAGCTTTTTCAATCCTACCTGCTTCGGTAGCAGCTTTTGTCTGAACACCAGCCGCCTTTGTTTGAGCCGTTGCAGGCAATCCACCCATCTCGGTACGCAAAGCAGTGGCTAGTTTTTGCCTACGACTAGCAACAGACTCTGCGGTTCCTAGACTGCTAGCAAACGTATCAATGTCTGAACGCAATTGTGGGAAGCGCTCTAGCCAACCACGGTTTGCAAAAGCAAAGTCTGCAATCTGCTTACCGTTCTTTTGCTGAATTTGATCAGCAACAAATTGTCTAGCAAGTTGTTCTATTTGCTGTGTGTTACCGCCAGCAAGTGCAATGGCTTCATCAACCGTATCCCGTGTCTTAAAGATTTGTGCAGGAAGGTCTGAAGCAAAGGTTGAGAACTTACTGAAATCAAAGTCTTCACGACCAGTAAGCGCCTTGCCAAACTTACTTTTGAATTGGCTAATAGGCTGGCTATCTACCTTGTACTGATCTAATGCCTTACCAAAGCCTGGCACAAACTCTCGCTGTATGTTCTCAACAATTTCTTTGAGCTTACTAGCCTGCTGTTGACCAATAGCATCAAAGCCTTCAGCAGGAAGTCCGGCTGCACGGTCGCCAAGAAAACGGCGCAGATACTCAAGTGATCTAAAACTAACCTCACGATCTACAACGCTGCCATCTTCAGCCACTGTACGTCCAGTGATAGCGCTCTTTACTCGATTCAACTGATCGCGTATTTGAGGAAGATTGACGTTAGACATCTTGGTATCTGGATTGCGCAAGATGTCATTGATGAGTTCAACACCAGACCTAAACGCCGTAGTCTGTTTGATACGAGAGCCAGCCTTTTCTTTAGCTTCAGCCTCTGCAAATGCGCCACCCATATTAGCGTCTGCTGCCGCTTGACGCTCAGATCGCAAACCTTGCAAGCGAGTGTCAATAAGGTTTCTAGCTTCCGATCCAATGTCAGCTACGTTTGCAGGTTGACCCACTTGACCAAGACCACCTCTAGCCTGCGTAACGCGCTGCTCACCAGTTTGCCTTGCTCGGCTAGCAACCTCACGCAACCTAGCAACACGCTGATTAGCCTCGGTAAGAATACGTTCGGCTTCTTTCTGCCCTTGATTGATGATGTCATCTGCACGTTTCTGCGCAGCCTGGCGCAACATAGGCTCTTGATTGCGAGCCTCAGCCATGATGCGATCTGCTTCGTTGCGAGCATTGATCAGCGCCAATCCAGACTGCTGTTTTTGCGCTTCCTCTAGTTTGATCATGGCTGCTTCAAACTGGCTTTGCAAACGCCCTACTTGCTGCTCTGCTGCGCCCAAGATGCTTTGTGCCGCCGAGTTGGCATCGCCTTCAGCGCGTTGGAAATCTGCTTGCAGTTGCTGCTGTTTGGCAATGATGTTTTGCCTAGCTTGGTCATACACGCGGGTTTGCGCACTAACGTCAGTAGCTTCTCTACCGCCGCGCATCTTGGCTTGCAATCGTTGCGCCGCTGCCTGCCTAGCAATTGATTCAGCAGAGCCGTTAGGCATAAGCACAGAGCGCGCAGCAGTTGATGCGTCTTGCACATAACCAGTAGGTGCTGTTCGGCCTAACATACGCCCAAGGAATCGACCTGATTCTGGCGCAACAATCTCAGCGCCAAACCTAACAGCTTCTTGCGTTGTTTTGCCGCCGCCCATTGCTTCAGTAGCTTGGGCGCCTACCTCACCAGCAGCGCCGCTAATGCCACCCATCAATCCTGAAGCCAATCTCCCACCACGCATTACTTGACCAGCAGCAATCAACGGAGGGCCAAGAGGAGCAGTCGGAGGAAATGCTGATGCCGCGATGCCAGCGCCAGTTACAAGTTCAGGCGCAACCAAACCAACACCCGTGCCTGTCAATGCAGAGCCAACAACTTGCCTACCACGCTCCATGAGCGATGGAGGTTTAGGTTTGGAAGGCTCTTCTAGTGACGGAACGCTAGATGCAGGCAAATCATCTTTTGGCACTGAAGTGCCGCGCAATGAATTTGGAAGGTCATCTTCAGGCACAGCAGCCATTATTCGTACTCCCAATTCCCATTACGAAACACGATTGGTTTGCCAGATTTAGACGTTGACTTCTGCCCTTCTTGCGGCCCTGCTTGCGCAGGCTGTTGGACAATTGTAGGCGTAGCAGTTGCATATGGGTTTATTTTTTCACCGGCAGCAACGCCTGTATTCATACCAGGTTGTACCTGTATTGCTGGCAATCCAGTAAACATCTGCCGGTATACATTGATCGTGTCTTGCACACCTTTAGACATGATCTTCATTTTTTCATCAATGACTTCTGGTGTATCACCAGGTTGCGGCACTGCACCATAGTTACGCAACGCTTCAGCGCCAGTCACGGCTTTACCTGATTGATCAAGGTAATACTTATTTCGCATCCTAATGATTTTTGTCATGAACTGACGGACATCAGGATCACGTTCTGTTTGAACCGCTTGGTTAAGAATCTGACTTTGTTCTGCCGCCCATTCAAGCGGTCTTGTGCTTTGAATTTTTTGTTTCAATGCCGGGTTTTGCAAATCTTTTATCAAATCATTAATGTCTGCAACAAGCACATTGTCAGAAACAAATTTTTTGGTTACGTCAGCGCCAGGTTTTAACGATCCTTGTTGCTGTTTCATTTCAGCAAGATCGCGTCTCAATTGATTTGATTGATTTGCAAGTTCACGCTGCAACTGCATACGCTCTCTTGCCATTTCAGCCTGTTGCTTCAGTTGAAGCATCGTCTGTGTAGCGCGATCAGAGCCTTCTACTGCTTTGTTAAGTGCTTCGCTAGCCTGCTTGTACATGCCTTGACGCATAGCGGCAGCAGCAACACTGTTTTGAGTTTCCGCCTCCAGTATCTTTAACTCGCCTTCAGCGGCTTTGCGATCTGTCTGCAATAGGTTCATAGCCCTATTAAATCGATCAAGCGTTTGTCGATTGTTTTCCTTAATAGCCTCTACATTTTTTGTGAAGACATCGAGTTCACGCTTGTAAACGTCTTGCCTGCCTTGCCTAAATCCTTCTACAGCACCGTTAAGAGCTGCCATAGCAGCCATCCCTGACCGCTTGCTAGCACCACCAGTAAGGAAGCCAGCAACAATGCTAAGGCCAAGTACGTTTCGGATGTCTTCCAGGTTTGCAGAACTTGGCTCAAATGCTGGAATCTCTTTTTGACGATACTCAGGTGACTCGACAAGTTCTCGTTCTTTTGCAGCGAAAACATCACCGATCTCTTTGCCACGCGTAGCCATTCCCGTGCGCTTTGCAGCAATGTCCGCTTGCGATGTTTCAGCTTCTGCACGTTGAGCCTCCATTAATCCAGGAAGTTGCTCTTCAGCAATCGTGCCACGCGCTATTCTGCTTTGCATACCTTGCTCTGGCGTCTGAGCCTCGGCAGGCTTTCGGCCATAAACGGCGCCCATAGCCCGTGAGATTGGGTCGCCAGTCGTACCAAGTGCGTCTTGCAGTGCCATGATTAACCTCTCGGTGGCGGCGTCTTAGAAGTTGTTTCCGGCGTTGCTACATTGCCGTAGATGGTGCGGTATAGATTGGTCAATGTCGTGTTCAGCATGTCACGCGTTGCTTGATCAGCAGCGTAGCCAGCACGAATAGCGGCAGCCTGGTACTGATCACCAATGCCAGCAATCTTGATGCCTTGGTCAATCAAGTCTTGAGCACCACGCTGTTGCATCTCTTGCATACGCGCTTGTTGTTGCTGCTGCGCAGTACCGCTAGTCAAGCCTCGTTGTGCAAGCTGTTGCTTTTGCCTTGCATCAAGCGCCGCCATTTGCTGCATTTGCACTGGAGTCAACTCACCACGCTGACCGCGAGCAATCATTTCCTGACCAAGTGCGCGATTAGGTGCGCCTATCTGAGATAACTCTTGCTGCATTCTGCGAGCTTGTTGCCCCGCTTGCCTAGCCTGAAACAATGCGGCAGCAGTGCCAAGTCCAGCCAACCCTTCTCTTGTGCCTAGCACTTGTTTTGCGCCAGTCTTGAGCATGTCTTCAAAGCTACGCCCAGGCGCTGCACCTTGATCTATTGCTTCTTGTTTGAAGTCTCGAACCTGCTGCGGCCCAACAAACTCATTAGGCATTTGTGGCAACTGAGGCGTAAACGATCTAGTCATTGCTGGCTCAAACTGTGGTTGAGTTTGCGCTGGCTCCATCGTATCGGCAGGCGCTGAGTAAATAAATGCGTTACTCATATCAATGGGTTGAGATACAGTTTCTGGCGAAAAGACTTGGTTATCAAGTCCTTGCTGTTCAGCAGGAGCCATGTCTTCATAGCCGCCAAGAAATCCACCATCTTCAAACTCAGGCAATCCCGTTGCAGGATTCATGGTTCCAGCACCACCTCTAGACTTTAGTAGTGCAGCCTCTTGCGGGGTGATGTGCGCCAAGATAGTATCTTGTCCACGGCCCTGCCTGCGTAGCATCTCTGCTAAGGCTTTGAGATCGAGGCCACCACCGAGAAGTGCGGCAAGTTGTTTAGCCATGATTAGATTCCTAACAATCGACGTAATTTCAACGATCTAACATTCCAGACAGGCTGTTGTTCTTCTTCAGGCGTACCCTCTATACCACCAGTACCACCTTCTGACAAGCCTGGTCTAAGCGGAAGTATCTGTGCCGTTTCCTCAACCCTGCTTCCAGGCATTACTGTTGGTCTTACAGTTCTAGGACTTACTGTTAACCGCTGTTCTACTGTAACTGGAGGCGTCTCTACAACCGACTCTGGCGGCGTAAATGGAGGCGGTTCAATAGGTGGAGGCTCTGGCGTTTCAGGTACGGTTGGCTTCTCTAACTCTTTGATGATCTGCTGCAGTAATTGGTCTTCAGGCGTAGGTTCTGTGACCGTAGGTTCAGGAGGCGGAGAGATTAAGTCTTCTGGCTGCGTAGGCTCAGGTTCTTCCGTATTTATCTGAGGCGTAGGCTGAGGCGTAATCTCTGGTTGCGTGGTTACCTCTGGTTGAGGCGTTACTTGCGTTACGGTCTCTGGCTGAGTCTGTGTGACAGTCTCTGGTTGCGTTTGAGTCTGAGTTTCTGGCTGAGTCTGCGTAACCGTTTCGGGCTGAACTTGCGTTGCAGTATCAGTTGCAGTCTGTGTACCTGTTTGCGTTTGTGTACCAGTTTGTGTGGACGTATCAGTCCCGGACGTAACCGCTGTACTTGTATCTGCAGCCGTTGTTGCCGATGTAGCCGTGTTGTTAGTCGTATCAACGGTTACGCTGGCTCCTGGCGTTAATACAGTTCCTCTTGTATCGACTGATGGCACATTGGTAGCCCCGCCATCTTGCGTTAGCACAAGTGATGTTCCATCACCATTGTCTTGCAGAACGACACCAGTAATCGTTGCGCCAGTATCTACAACCGCACCAGTTCCACCGGTACTAACAACAGGGCCAGTAGGAGCTACAGTAGGTCTTGGGTTTGCAATAATTTGCGCAGCAGTCTCGCCAGCATTCAAACGATTTGCAACAATGAATTTAGGTAAACCTGTTTGCGCAGCAATTGAAGAAACCTCGTCAATGGCTTGCGTATCACCACCAGTTACAACCGCTTGCCCACCGCCTTGGTCAACAGCTACTCCACCATCGCCAGTTACAACGCTTGTTCCTCCGCCAGTTGCAACCACCGGCCTTGGATTGGCAATAATTTCTGCTGCTGTTTCTCCGGCATTTAGGCGGTTAGCAACTACAAACTTAGGTAAGCCAGTCTGCGCAGCAATCGATGCCACTTCATTTGCAGCTTGAGTGCCAGCATCAGTTACAACCGTGCCGCTACCCTGAGTATCTGTAATCACCCCGCCATTATTGGTCGTCACACCACCCGTCACTACAGGTGTAACTCCAGTAACAACCGGCGCAGTTGGTGTTGTTACTGTTGGCGCAGTAGGTAACACAGTCGTTTGACCAGGCGTCAAACCATTAGCAGGAATAATGGTTAATGCACCTGTGCTATCAATAACAGATGCTTGATTGCTGTTCACATCAACAGCAACGACAACGCCTGTATTTGCTGCACCGGATGCAACATCAAAAGTCGGTATGTCAACACCAGTGGTTGGCAATGTACCAAGGTTTCCAGGCGTCAAATCAACACCAGGGTTAAGAATTGTTCCCGTTGTATCAGTTGGAAGCCTTGTTCCGGTTACTGTAAGCGATGCGCCTGGGGTAGCGGCTACACCACCAGGAACTTGTACGCCAAGGTTATTTTGTGCGGCTGTTGCTAACTCTTCGCCAGTGTTAATAGCGGTTGCAGTCTTGCCGCCAATAACAGCGCCAAGCACCGCTTTACCTTTAGCGGCATTAGCATCGCCGGTCGTAATGTATTCGATTAAACCTTCTTCTAAGGCTTCAGTTGCTGGCTCTAACAATGTCCTTGCAACAACATTGTTTGCGCCTGGTATCAAACCAATAGCAGCAGTGACGGCACCCGCGACACCAGCATCTTGCCTTGCCATGCGAGCAAGTTCTTGTGGCGTTGCATTAGGATTGGTTGCCTTGAGTTCGTCAATCTTTTGCAAGGCTTGAGCGCCAGCAGATTCGGCAGCGTTTAATGCCATTGAGCCAAGGAACTGCGCTACTTTGCCGCCAGGCAATAACAAACTAGGAAGTTCTTGAATAAGCTCAGAACCAAGTATGGCCGCAGCGCCAGCAGGATTGTTAAGCGTAGCGCTAGCAATAGCTCTAGCGATCTGTTCTGTCGTTGAATTGGGGTTGCTTGCAACACGGTAAATCTCGTCAACAAATGCTTGCGACTGTTGATTCACCGCCTCTGGCCGCATAAGCTCGCCAGACGTTTGAATAGCTTTGAATCGATCTATAGCACCTTGCGAGTCGACGCCTAACTGCTGGGCGGTTGCAGAAATAGCCGCACCCAACTCTCCAAGGCCAGCCTGTGCTGTGCCGGTCAAACCGCCGGCTACTTCATTAGCCCTGGTGTAAACACTCTTAGTCTGGCTAACAATGTTGCCACTAGCATCAATGGTGGCTGTATCACCCGTTGCTTTATCTCGTTGCGTTATGGTGCCATCAGCGTTTTGCGTCACCACAAGATTGCCTACTGGCAATACATTGGTATCACGTTCCGTGCTGATACTCAGGCTTGCAAGATCGTTAGCTGTTAACTGCTTACCAATAAGATTAGGATCGCCAGCATAGAGAATGCCTTGGTATACAGCATTAGCAGGCAATGCTTCAACCGCGCCAATAACATTAGGCTGATCAAGAAACACACCACCGCCTGCAATCGTGCTTGCTTCACCCGTTGGCAACAGTTGCGTGATCTTTCCGGTATTGATGTCTCTTAGATAAATAGTTCCGTTCGGGCCTTGATAACGCTCAGTTAGCGGGTACAGTTCTCTAGCCGCAGCCTCTGCCGCTGTAATTTGCTGCGCACCCTGCATTGCCTGGTTAGTTGACTGAGCCTGATTAGCCG